CCGTTGGCTCTTACCACTGTTCCCATCAAGACACCGAAAAAAACTGAACCGATTGATCCAGAGCGTGACACTGATGAATCCGTGTTCATGTTTCAAGCGACAGCCGACCAATTAAAGCAAATTCAAAAAGAAGCTTGTCTTTTTATTGATGGAGAACGAGCTCAGGAAAAACTTTTTTAGCGATGGTAACCGAACAATCTGAGCCCTGCCGGAGGAAACTCCGGTCGGGCTTCCTACTTAAAGGAGGATGAAGGCGCATGGAGAAGAGAAGACTGAAGGTCAACTATATATCCGAGATTAACGCCTTCCACGACTGGCTCGAAGACCACAACCTTTCGGCGTCTGCAATCCTTCTATGGTATTCGCTCATGCATTTCTGCAATATGACAGGATGGCGCGAAAGTTTTAACTTGTCAATGTCCCAGATTGAAATGGCCACTCACATGAAGCGCAGGACCATTGAACGCGCTCGACAGCATTTAGAAGCAGCTGGATTGATTAAAGTCACGCGAAGAGGGAGGCAATCTCCGACTTATACAATTTATCCTTTTATTGGCGCTGGTGACGCAACTATTGGCGTCTGTGACGCGCAAGATAAACCCTTTATTGGCGCTGGTGACGCATCTATTGGCGCTGGTGACGCATCTATTGGCGCTGGTGACGCAACTATTGGCGTCTGTGACCACATACCTAGAAAGATATATAAGACTAGTATAGACGCTAAGGCAACAGACGAAATAAAAAATGTCATCGAAAACTACCAAACAAAAATTCATCCACTGCAAAGTGGAATCGAAGCGGATATGCTGCAAGCACTTATTGAGGATTATGGGCCAGAGCTATGCATCAAGGCTATTGACCGAGCTGTTCTACGAAGGAAAAGGACGATCAAATACGTTGCAGGAATCTTGAGACGATGGCAGCAAGACGGATATGACGAAGCGGATGGCAGTGTTCAGGGAGAAATCCCGGAGGAAATCAAGGCTATCCCATTTTGAGGAGGAATCCAAGTGGAAGATTATATCAAACAAATGATGGAGCGTGTCAAGAAAACAATGAAGGAACGGACAACAGGACCGCAGACGAAACCGAAGCCGAAAATACCAGAAGACGGAATCCAGTGCAATCACTGTGACAATACGGGCTGGGTGCTCGTTAGAAGTGGAGACCATGATGCTATGAGTCATTGCCCAGAGTGCTGGGAGCGCCGGCAAGTTGCTCGCCGACTGAAAAAGTCTGGTGTCAGCCAAAAAGATTATGAACGCTATACCATGGATACCTTCGATGGCACTAGGAGCGATACAGCAAAGCGGATGAAGAAAATGGCCATAGCCTATCTGAAGGAGCATGTCAAAGGAGGCCCTGGCTTCGGAGTTTTTGGGAAAAGCGGCATGGGCAAAACCCATATCTGCATTGCTGTTTGTCACGGACTGACCGTCGACAAGCATGAACCTCACTATTATTTTTCGTATCGCACCGAGATGCCCGGTTTAGTTAAGGCCGCACGAAGCTATGCTGAAGATTATGACGAGTCAATACATAAGTGGAAAACTTGTCAAAATCTCTTTATCGACGACCTTTTCAAACTATCCGGCAAGGTGCAAAAGGGACACCTTGTTGATGTCGATAGAGAAGAACTGCGGATTATCTTCGATATCATCAATGCTCGCTATCTCAATCATCTGACAACAATTTTTAGCTCCGAGTACAGCGTGAATGATATCACGGTCGTGGACGAAGCACTTGGCAGCCGAATCTTCGAAATGGTAAACCCTTATGGGCTCTTGATTTCTGGCACAAACCAAAGATTGGCGGTACGGAATGAACAATGACATTATGAAAAATCAGGAAGGGTATGCGGACCCTACGCCAGGAAATGTCCTCAAAAAGATTCAAAAAGAGGAAGTAGACAAGCAGAATGCTGCCGATGCTGCACGCATGGAAAAAGCATTGAAGAGAGCAAAATACATCCTTGGAGATGCTGGCTTTGACGTGATTGAAAGGATTGTCCTGAAGAACAAAAGAACTGGGAAGATTTACCGATAGGAGGTCGTGGATGATGGAAAGAAGACGGCTGCGATGGAAACAGGTTGGGAAAGCAATCCGACTCATGGAAAAATGCGATGGTATCACACTAAGGGCATTGACGATAATTCTAAAGAATTGCAGAGCAAGCTTTGAGGCTTACTTCAAGGCGCTCGAAAGGAGGGCGAAACATGAACAGCGTTAATTTGATGGGGAGGTTGACCAGGGACCCTGAGGCAAGAACGACGCAGAGCGGACAGTCAGTCGCCAGTTTTACCCTTGCCGTTGACCGGATTACAAAAGGACCCAAAGGAGAAAGGGACGCAGACTTCATCAACTGCGTTGCCTTCGGGAAGACGGCCGAAGTCGTCTGCACCTACGTATCAAAAGGGCAGAGGCTTATTGTTCAAGGCCGGATTCAAACAGGCAACTATATCGACAAGAATGGAAACAAACACTACACGACAAATGTTGCTTGCAGCAATGTCGAATTTGTAGAGAAGAAGGAACGTCATGATCAGTCTCCGATGGAATCTTTGGGAGAAGGTAGGACCAAGTCGTCCTGGGAAGCACAGCCGATGCAGTTCGATGAAGAAGTTCCGTTTTAAGGAGGCAATCCAATGAGAGAAGTTGCAATCGCACTGGTCTCTTCCATCATCGGGGGATGCATTGCCTGCGCCATCCTGTGCCTTGCATTCATGAGTGGAAGGTGGAGGGATTGATGGGAAGGAGAAACAAACGGAAGAAAGCAAGGGCACTGGCTCTGTTATGGACAGAGGAGCTGAAGGAACAACTTGGATTATCCCATTTTGAAGGGCGCTGCGCGTATTGTGGGGCGCCTCTTCATCCGGGCAAATGGCACTGGATGCGCGACGAATTCGGGCAACGGGTGAAGAAGTGCAATGATGAGCGTAATTGCCGGGAGAATCGCTGCCCGGAATGTGAAGAATCTTTCAGAAAGGCGATGAAGCAATGAAAAAGGGATATTATCCAAACATTTATATTTATCCTGACGGATTATCCGGAATCATACCTCTTAAAGAGGAGAGAGATGAAATGGAACGAAGGGAAGTCCTGGAAGCTGCCAAGAAGATTAAGTCCTATTGCAAAAAACAAATCTACGATCACTGCATTTTCGATGGCGTGATTTGTTTGTTGGATGAACGCATTGAGCCGCGAGATTGGGCTCTGGAAGAGGAGTGAATAAATGGAAACGATATTCTTTGTTGAAGGAGAGCCACAAGGGAAAGCAAGGCCGAGATTTTCTAGGCTTAATGGTCGCATCTACACGCCGACCAAAACGGCGAAATATGAAAAAAGAATCCGCGCCGCCTACTTAGAAGCTGGGGGGAAACAGATTCCAGAAGATTGTTATGTTAGGATTGTTGTTGACGCCTATTTTAAGATTCCAAAATCCTATACTAAAGGAAAACGGCTTGCTTGCAGACACAACATCCGTCGACCAGACAAGAAGCCGGATATTGACAATATTCTCAAAGCAGTCCTTGATGGCTTGAATGAAGCCGCATTTGTTGATGATAAACAGGTCGTTTCTGTGGCCTGTCACAAATATTATGCAGCTCAAGGAGATGGATATTTAAAAATTACGGTTCAAGAGGTAAAGGAGTGATATCATGGCAGCGCTTATGCTGCCATGAATTAATTGACGGGAGGATGGTTAGATGTACCACAATGATTACCTACTCGCGGTTCGCGAGTACCTGTTCCGATATAGAGAGTTCAGTCAGTATATTAAGAATTTAAAGATTGATATTGCAGACTGCGACGCGATACTGGAACAGGAAGCAGCACCGGCTACGTCTTCCTTCTCTCCAACAGGCGGATGTGGTGGCGGTGAATCCCTGAGCCAAGAGGAACGCATCTACATGCGCCGCGAAGAGCTTCAGCGGAAAAAGGAACGATACGCTGCAGAACTGCAGCGCCTTGAGCCAATCATGAATCGGATTGACCAGTCGCTGGATGCCATCGCAGCAATAGCTCCTGAAGACAAGATCATCCTTGTCGACCGCTATATTGATAAGGTTTCATGGGAAGGAACAGCTAGGGATGCGAATTGCAGTATCGGCTTTTGCCGGAAGCGGGCAGGCATCGCTTTGGAGAAGCTAACGCTGATGATGTTCGGTCCGGACGCCATCCCTTTACAGCCTTCAAGCGTCGTATTTTTTAAAGAAGAAAAGGATATTTTAGAATAGAGTCTGCTAAATCCCGTAACAGAATTTAGCAGATTTGTGAACGAATTTAGCAGAAATATGACTGATTTGTGCAGATTCGTGACAGAAAAGTGCAGATTCGTGACTGATTTATGTACGGAAAAAGCAGGAAACCTGTGTTATACTAATACCATCGAAAATTGAACAGACAAGAGCTGTGCCTTCTGGCATGGCTTTTTTATTTGATTGATTGGAGTGACGCCCTATGCTTAAATCTTGCCCCTACTGTGGGCGAATGCATCCCGTGGGGTACGAGTGTCAAAAGAAGCCGAGGCGCAAGTGGTATCCGAAGCAGCGCGGGCGTATTGAGCGCTTTAGGTCAACGGCAGCATGGCAGAAGAAGAGAGAGGAAATCTTGATGCGAGACCACTACCTCTGCCGTGTCTGTCTCGATGTAGATCATCGCATTAACAACAGAGGATTGTCAGTGCATCATATAACACCGCTCGGGAAAGACTATGACGCACGACTTGAAGAAGAGAATCTTATAACATTGTGCAGCAGGCACCATGACGAGGCAGAGCATGGTCTTATCCCAGCAGGAAGGCTGCGGGAGCTTGCCCAAATATCCCCCCGGCTTCCAGATTTGAAAGAGCCGGCTAAACCCTAGACCCTACTGCCCTACCTCAAAACACACCATCGTTAGACACACACGCTTTTTTTGGAAAGGAGGACTGGAATGGCAACGATGAAAATCACGCAAACAAAATTAAATAGGATGGCCCGAGACCTGCTGGAAAAGGCCGACGCATTTGGTTTGACTGACGACTATTTGTTCATGACGACATTCCGGCGATATACGACTCAGGTCGCTCTTGCAGAGGAACTGCAAAAGAGCCTAGAAAAAGATGGCGTGCTAGTCACTAAGGAATACGTGAAAGGCAGAGCAAATATTTATACTCACCCTGGAATCAACTCCTACAATCGCGTGACGGACAGCGCCAACAAGACCGCTCAAGCCTTGAGCCGAATGCTCGAAGAGGCAAGAGCAAAGAAAGAAGCAAGCCCGCAGAACAAGGCTGAAAATGATCCGCTTTTGCAGGCGTTAAAGGGTTGATGCTGCATGCCAGCGAGTGAATATATCAAAAAACATCCAGCGTATCGTTACGCCAGCGCGATTGTTTCTGGCAATGTTGCCGAGATGAACTTAATTCCAGAAGTTGCGGCGGTTTACAAAGCACCTTCTTACGTTGTTAAGCAATGTGAAGACTTCCTGAAGGTTGCAAACGGTGATGATCCTGAATATGTTATCAGCGACCACAAGTGCCGACAGATTGATGGGCTTCTGAAGCTTCTCATCATGCCAAGAGGATTGCAATTCGGAAAATCATTGTATGACTGCACTGTCAGCTATCAATGGCTATTCTATGTAGCGGTCCTTGCGGAGGTTTCCAGGAAAGACCCAGAAAAGCGACGTTATGAACGGGCCGTGCTTGAAATCTGCAGAAAGAATTTTAAAACATATACTATAGGCACGCTGTTCATCATTCTATTTCTTACGGAGCCGCCTTTTTCCAAGTTTTTTAGTGTTGCTCCGGATCTTGATTTGTCTAAGGAGGTAAAGGACGCTATTCAGAATACGCTTTCCGTGTCTCCTCTTGTCTACTACGACATGAATGGACTAAAACGATTCAAGCTGCTGAGGGACAGCATCAAATGCACGCTTACACAGACGACTTATAAGCCGCTTGCCTACACGAATAACAAGTTTGACGGCCGTCTACCGAATGTTTTTCTCGCAGATGAAGTCGGCGCGCTGCCGAATAACAGCGCCATTGAATCCATGGCATCAGGGCAGCTCAACATTAAAAACAAGCTAGGCTGCATTATCAGCACAAAGTATCCAAAAGTAAATAATCCCTTTGAGGCCGAAGTCGCATATTCAAAACATGTCCTTGATGGACAGGTGGAGGATAGGGCGATTTTTTCGTTGTTATATGAACCGGATTCTGACATTGCTAAAGAATGGATTACGAATCCTCTGGCGATGGCTCAAGGCAATCCTGCCGGCATCGAAATCCAAGAGATTTGGGATGATTTGAAGAAAAAACACGCCAGGGCTCTCAATATTGAAAGTACGAAGACAAACTTTCTCACCAAACATTGCAATATTATGGCATCTGGAACATATGATGGCGAAGCCTACATTTCCCTGGATGATCTGAGGCGAGGAAAGGTGCCAAAGATTGATATAGATGGGCAGACGGTCTATATCGGTGTTGACCTTTCGATGACGAACGATAATACATCAGTAAGCATCATTACCTATGACGCTAAAACTGGAGAAGTTTATTGCCGCCCGATGGTATTCATTCCTGCGGACAGAATCGATGAAAAGACGAGGGCTGAAAGAGTGCCCTACGCTGAATATATCGCAGCAGGACATATTATTCCTTGCGGCGATAGAACAATTAATTACAGAGTGGTTGAAGACTATGTCTTCAATATCGCTAATCACCATGGATGCAAGATAAAGGCTCTTGGGTATGATCGCTATAACTGCTTATCATCAGCTCAAAAGTGGGAATCCGGCGGAATCGACGTAGTCGAAATCAAGCAGCATTCTTCAGTGCTGCATTCTTCAACAAAGTGGCTCGCAGAGCTTATTGCAGACGGTAAATTTCATTACGAAGCGAACAACAAAATGGTGGAAATCAACTTTGAAAACGCAAAATGCGTCTACGACACAAACATGAACCGATATGTAAACAAGAAGAAGTCTAACGGGAAGATCGATATCGTTGCAGCGACGATCAATGCCATGTATCTGCTAGAACAAGACGTTAAGCTGAACACGCCTATGACATGGGGTGCGCAGTTCTAGGAAAGGAGGTGAAATAATGGGTTTCCTAGACTTTTTTAAAGGGGAAAAGCGATCCCTTGAGAATCCGGCTGCATCTCTGAGCGACTTCCAGGACTTTGTCGCTGGTGAAACAGCCATGCAGTGCACCAAAGGGCAGGCAATGACGCTGCCCGCCGTTGCATCTTCGTTGCAATTCATTGCCGGCGCTGTTTCGGGAATGCCGGTCAGACTCTACAGGACGAGGGCGGACGGAGGAAAAGAAGAGGTTGAAGATTACCGGACGGAGCTATTGAACCGAGAAACAGGCGATACGCTTGACGCTGTACAGTTCAAACGTGCGATTGTTATGGACTATCTCCTTGATGGAGAAGGTTATGCCGTTGTTAATTGGCAGCGGAACCGAATTCGCTCCATCAACTATGTTTCTCGTGAGAGTGTATCCGCTATCAGCAATCAGGACCCAGTCTTCAAGCAAGTTGCTTACTGGATTCAAGCTAGAAGATACGACGATTACCAGATATTTAGGATTCTGCGGGACAGCACTGACGGGATGGAAGGTCACGGCATCCTGGAAGAGAATCAATCGCTTTTTTCTACGATGTTCAAAGCTTTGAAATACGAACACAACACCATTGGCAGCGGCGCCAAACGAGGCTTTTTGAAATCAAGCAAACATCTTGACCACAATATCTTGGGGTCCCTGCGTCTTGCGTGGGAGAAGCTGTTTTCGGGAGATAATCCGGTCGTTGTCCTTAACGACGGGCTAGACTTCCAGGAAATTGGAACAACGGCCATGGAGAACCAGCTGTTCGACAACAAAGTAGCTAATAATAACGCCGTTTATTCGCTTTTTGGGCTGCCGACAGGCCTTTTTTCGGATCAACCGTCTTCTGATGTATACCTACAGGCGATTCGGACGGCTGTGCTTCCAGTCGCCAGGGCAATTGAAAATGCATTAAACAAATTCATACTCCTTGAATCGGAGAAAGGAAAGCTCTTCTTTGTCCTAGACAGCAGCGCAATCACAGAAGCGGACACGATGACGCGGTATCAGTGCTACGAAATTGGTCTTAAAAACTCCTGGCTAACGGTCGATGATATTCGCGTCAAGGAAAACATGCTGCCGGTTGGCATGGAATACATCAAACTTGGGCTTGATGCGGTCCTGTATAAGCCGGAAACGGGAGAAATCTACACTCCGAATACGGGCATCAAAGCTAACATCAATGATGCTTCGGAGCCGCCAATTAAACCGCCAACGAAAGGAGATGAAGGGAATGAAGGTGGAAATCCGCAGTGATAATACTGCAATCATTGAGGGCTATGTCAACGCCGTTGAACGCCTTTCTAGACCACTGAAGGACATCAATGGAGAAATATTTAGGGAGATTGTCAAAACGGGGACATTCGCTAAAGCGATTGCTGCTAATCCGAACATCGAACTTTGGTTCAACCATTTGAGGCCTTTGGGAGGCATCGCAAATGGAACATTAGAGCTCAAGGAAGATAATATCGGTCTGTACGCCCGTGCAATCGTGAACGATTCAGAAATTGTCCAGGAAGGCCGTGATGGGATGCTGTCTGGGTGGTCTTTTGCCTTTTACATCAATCCAAACGGAGAGACATGGAAGGAAGATCCTGAGAATGGACGCGTCCGAGAACTGACCGATATCAGCTTGGGCGAAGTCTCTATCCTTGATGTGACGCCAGCCTATTACGCGACGTCGATCAACACGCGCGACGAAAAAGCCGCACTGAAGGAAATTCGAGTCGAAGACGACAAAACGGATTCCGTTAATGATATCTTCAGTGCTTTGGAGCGAAGAAAACGGGAAGTCATCGTTTTATCTTTTGGAAAGAAATAAGGAGGAAAACGAATGTTTATTAAGGAACTTATTGAAAAACGTAACAGACTGGTCGACAAACTGGATGCCATCGTTAAGGCAGCAGAAGCAGAAACCCGAGCCATGACGGAAGACGAAAACAAAGACTTTGATTCTATTACTGCAGAAATCCGCTCCATTGACGAAACCATCGCAAAACTGAGAGCGAACGAGGACATGGGGAAGATTGTCGAAAAGACTCCGGGACAGAAGTCTGCTGAAGAAACTGAAAGTCGGGCATTTTCCGCATTTATCCGCGGGAACCTTGAAGAACTCCGCGATGGTGGCATGACGAAGACCGACAATGGAGTTGTCATTCCGAAGACAATCGCAAGCAAAATCATTGAAACGTTGAAAGAGATTTGTCCGATTTATGCGATGGCTTCTAAGTTTAACGTGAAGGGAGACCTTGTTTTCCCGTCTTATGATGATACGACTGGTCCTGTCGCAACTTATGCCGAGGAGTTCACGGCTTTGACGTCTAAATCTGGCTCCTTCAAGGGAATTACACTGACTGGCTATCTTGTTGGCGCGTTGACGAAGGTTTCCGTTTCCCTCATCAACAATGTTAATTTCAATCTTAGTGGATACGTCGTTACTAAGATTGCCGAAGCTATGGCAGAATTCCTTGAAAAAGAATTGCTTGCCGGCACGAACGGTAAAATGACAGGACTTGCCTCCTGCAGCCAGGGCATTGTCGCCGCAACAACGTCCGTTATTACGGTTGATGAACTCATCGACCTTCAGTCCGCAGTGCAACAGCGTTTCCAGAAGGATGCCGCATGGATCATGAGCAACGGGACATTCAAAGCCATCCGCAAACTCAAAAATGCAGACGGTGAATATTTGCTGAATCGTGACCTTGCCAACGGATTCGGGTGGACACTGCTCGGAAGACCTGTATATGCGTCCGATGCCATGCCTGAGATGGAAGCCGGGAAGGCGGTTATCTATTACGGCGATTTTTCTGGTCTCTACGTCAAAATTGCTGAAGGCATCAGCGTCCAGGTTCTGAAGGAAAGATATGCTGACGAACACGTCTACGGAGTCATTGCCTGGGGCGAATTTGACAGCAAAATCGTTGAAGAACAAAAGGTTGCAAAGCTCACCATGCATGAATAAGGAGGTGAGTCTTTATGTTAATCAAAGCATTGTGCAGCTTTTCTGGAATCATAACCATGATTCCTGGCGAAGTAAGGGACGTTACTGAAGAAACCGGACGTGATTTAATTCGGGCCGGGTTCGCAGTAATTGAAGGGGAAGTAGAGATAAAAGAAGCAACTTCCGAAAAAGAAACAGACCCGGATGGGGCCGAACCGGATGTTCCCGAACCTGTAGAAGATGAGCCAAAAAAGAAGCCGTCCAGGAAAAGACCAGCTGCGAAGGAGGCTTGATGACGTATGAAAGTATCGGAGCTGACAGCTGAATTCCTTCAGGAGTACGTCAGAGCGGACGGCAGCGCTGCCACGATGCTAAAACCGATGCTTGCCGCTGCCGTAACTTACGTCACATCCTATACCGGTCTTACGGATGCTCAATTAGATGACTACGAAGACATAACCCTCGCCGTTATGGCGCTTGTTGCAGACCTCTACGATGTTCGACAGTTTACGGTCCAGAGCGCAGAGGTTAATCCGACGGTGCGTTCGATTTTGGATCAGCATTCTTACACTGGACTGGAAGGAGGACCTGACTATGCACAGAAAGCAAACCGCTAATCTTACCAGTATGCTCAATCGGCAAATCGAAATCTTTCGTACGGTGGAAGGAATGGAAAATGAACTCGGGCAGTATGACATAGCCGCTGAATTGGTTGATGTCGTATATGCGGCCATCATTCCGCAAACGGGGAACATGCTTCAGGGACGTGTCGCTGATACGGTACTTACG